GCAGCTGTATCGCTCAAAAAGTCTAGAGTGATAGTGCTGGCCTCTAGGCCCTTAACAAACTTATGCGCTGTATCGCCCATAGCTGTAACTTCTAGCTCGTCAAAAGCACGGTTGATAGTTGCGCTTGTTACGTGATCTGATAGGGCTACCGAGTTAAGGGTAACCACTACGGTATTGGATAGATAAATCGCCATTGGGCTATTCTCCTGTTGTCTCGGTAGGTGTGTCTTTTGTCTTTGTCTCTTTAACCTCTACTGGCAGCTCTTGGCCAATTTTGATTAAAAACGCTTTTTCTTCATCTGTAAGTGCCATTAGTTAGCTCCAGCTCGTTAGTATGCTTATTTGTAAATCTGCCGTTAGATAGTCACCTGCGGCAACGCTTAGTACGCTTGGCGCGCTCACGCCAGTAACATTAAATACGATTGCGCTATTAGCTAGTTTAGTAAACACAGCTACTATTGTGTCCTCTATGCCAATTAGGTTAGAGGCGTTGTCAAACATTGGTACCGTCATAATAATCTTAAAATTAGCCATAGGCGAGATAGTTGCCTGAGAGTTATTGCTTGGCGTGATATATGGATCTGCAGGGGCTACCACCACGGCGCTAGATTGCATAGTGCTAGGCGGGTAGTTAAATACCGTCCATACGCCAGGATTAGCCAGGGCGGCAGCTATTGTGCTGCGTAAGGTAGTTATAGCTGCAGGCATTAGCCGACCATACCTGCAGGTGAAAGATACGGGGCCAATAGGCCGCGCACGGATGCCATAAGAGTGTTAGACATCTTAAAGGGGCTAGGGCTGTAGCCGTCTAAGCTAGTGCCGCCGTTTTGTGTACTAAACCGTGAAGTCCATATATTTTCTGCCAGCATTAGCGCCGCAGCGTTAATAGCTGGGGTATTGGCATAGGTAGCCGTTTTTGTATCGTCACCTGTCATAGTGCCATACGGCAAGATGCGCCTAAAGTTTTGATCTGCCGCTACTTTTGCATATTGGATAAAGCTATAGCCCTGTGGGAATTGCCAATAGTTAAGCTGCATATTAAATGCAGGCAAGATATTAGCTGTGCCTGTGCTAAAAGGAATAGTGCCTGTAATTGTGTAAGTACCGTTAAAGGTTGAACCAGCCCCAGCAATAGTTACTGATTGGCCCGTAGTAAAGATGCCAGGGTTGGCAACCATAACGGTAGCGACATTAGACACCAACGCGGTACCGACTACGGGTGCGCTGTCAAACCATAAAAAGCCGTTTATTAGATCTTGTGCAGCTTGGCAGGTGTCTTCTATCCAGGTGTAAGCATCATACAAAGTGCCAACGCCCAACGATGCTTTTAATGTCGCGGCGGTTACATATGTAGCTGGCACTTGTGTACTCCTATCTTACTTAGGTTTGGTAAGCCTCAAAGGGCTAAGAGGCCTACCAAACTATTAGTGGGTTTTATTCTATGTGAAATTATAGCGAATTATACCCTTCGGCATTTTCGCAATCGTGGCCATATAACCATATATGGCAACCTGGATTTGAAGATTGCTAACCACATTAACTGACATATAAGCCTGTGGTGATTGGTAAACAGTAAATGCCTCAGGCGCCAAAATAATTGCTGAGTCATCCACAGTTGTAGTAGCTGCAAAGTTTTTATCTACGTACAGATCAAGACCTAGTACGTTGCCGCGGATTGAACCAGGCTGTGTTAGCCCAGCTGCGTTCATTGGCTGTGATGCTGAGTAAATAGGGCGGCCTGTTGTATCGGATGCGCCTAGTAATAGCTGCCATTGTGAACCATTAGCAATATAGTTATTAGCAAAGTAACCAGTAGCCTCGTAAACAAGACGTGCGGCCTCAGATGTATAACCAATAATGCCTGCAGATGTAGCAGCTTGTGCAGTAGTAGCTACTGTTCCAGCTGTAATAAGAGCCGCCAAAACTGTAGTGTCAAGAGTTTTTAGGTAAGCATTTTGTAGCTGTGTAGTTAGCTCTGCATAAAAATTAGGATCTGAGCGCTCTAAAAGCTCAATACTGAGTGTGTTCATACCGCTGTACTTGTTGATAGTGCCTGATAGGTATTCAGTAACCATACCTGTATTTTGTACTGCGCCAGCCTCAGCTTCAACAGTAACTACAGGTGCAACGCCTGACTGGCCGCCTGCACTTGTTACAAGAGACGGCACGTTAATAGTCATACCGCTAGCTGGCAAAGTACCACGTGAACACGCATCTATAGCAGGTGTGCCAAAGCGTGTGTTAGTTGGAAACTCTGATAGGTATTGAGTTGGGTTAAATGCTGGGTTAGTAGAAAATGAGTCATCTGCAGCTGTTACATACAGCTTGCTATCCTCATTACCTAGTGCAGCTTTAATCTTGTGCTCTGTGTATGCACCCATAGACGTAATAGGTGTACGTACGCGCTGTGAATTAAGTGCGCTTGGTAGGATGATTTTACGAGCTGCCTCTACTGTAGGTGCAGCCTGCTCTGTGGCATCTACTGCCTCAGGTGCGTTTTGATCGGGGGCTGTAGTCACAGCGGCCTCGCTTTCGGTTTCGGTTTCGGTTGTGGTTGAGTTTATTACGGTGTTAGTTGTCGTAATCTTTGTACTTGTGGACTCTGCCGCCTCTACTGGCATATCGCCTACAGCTGCTGCAATTTTTTGCACCGCAGCGCTAGCAAAGGCAGCGCTCTCTACGAGTGACACCTCGCGTAAGGTGGCAGCGGTGACCAGGAGATAGTCCTTTTGGGGCTTTGATGCGGTAACTTCCACACCAACGGATAAGCCGTCCATAAGTTGCTCCTGGGCTAGCAAAATCGCATCTGACCCCCGTGAGGATGCACTTACCTTGAAGCTGGCATATAGGCCGTCTTTAGCAGATGTAATACTTTGCATACGCCCTACTGGCTTTGAGTTATCGTGCGACATTAAAAGTTTAACTTTACTCGGCTCTGCGGCTTCGATTGAGTCAGGTGCAAACATTACTTTGCCTGCACTTGTAAATCCTATCTCGCCATACGGTGCAATTTTACCTGAGATAGTGCGGCGATCTCCGCTATCTACTGCCTCTATATTGCCACTAAACGTTAAGTGCATTAGTGCCGTTCCCTTCATTAAGGCCACTAGGGCTTAGTTGTTCCATACTTTGCGCTTGCTCTAAATCTATTAAACCTAGGTTAAGCATCTTTTCTATTGCATCTAAACGCGCTGCAGTATCGGCACGTAAAAAAGTTTCATCTAGTGCAAAGCGCACTACATTACCGTGCGCCGTAATATCATCCATAGATAAACGGTTTTCAATAGCGCTAATAAACGGCTGTAATGAATATGCTACAAACTCTTTGCGCCCGTCAATAATGTTTTGGTAAGTCATACTGTTATTCATATCTGCACTTATGTAATATGCAGGTACGTTCATTAACCGTGCAACTTCCGTGGCTAAGTACTGGCTGCTTTCGTTGTAGGTCATTTCTTTAGGGCTAAAACCTACTTGCTGATAATCTAAAGTGCTAGTTAAATATGCTGTGCTACGTGAGGCACGTGCAGCTTTCCACGCAGCTAGCAAACCGCTAATCTGTGCCTCTGGTAAATCTGCACCGCTATTTTTAATAAATCCTGTAGGCATTGGCGTAGCAGCTGCAACGCTTGCCGCTTTTTGGACGTCCAGCGCGCTCTGTATTGTGCGTGCGCCTGTCTCTAATACGCCAGGTAACAAAGATTGAAAAGTAACAAGGCTGCCAATACCTGCCATAGGTGCGCGTACACCGTTAACGCTGTAATAATCAACCTGATCACCGTATTGGTCAGTAGTAACTGTAACGCGAGTATTAGCTACCCACTCAAAACCACTAGGGCGCCCGTCATCGGCGTACAAAGATGTAACGCGCCAATATGCAACGCCGTAAAATAGTAATGAGTCAACGGTATAAGCAATAGTTACGCTACGTGGCTGGCGCATATCGGGTTGGTCAAGCCATAGTGGGCTTTCCATTTTTGCGCCTGTAGATTTTTTGTATAGCTCTAAATCAATACTTGATATTACGCCTGCAATTAAGTTACGGCAACGTGCAACAGCTGGCACTTGCAAAGCTGTAAAACGATCCATAAACGGGGCACCGTTGCCAGTTGCATAAAGGCCGCCGTAGCTATAAACGCCAGCGCCGTAACCTTGTGACATAACGGCAGGGGCTAGCTGGGCAGTAACATCTTTTTTAGATAAACCAAAAGTTTGCAATAGACCCATAGGGCGGATTATAGGTTATCCACAGGTGTAAAGTTATACACAGCCTCGGCGTGTCTAAACGTAAACTTTAGCCTCAGATACGGGCTGTGCCAAAATGTGAATTACCATAGCTAGGCCAATAGGTATATCTACGGGGCCAGCCGATTTACGGCGCACAATACGCCAGGCATCGGGTGTTATTTTAGCTGCGCAGTTGGCCATTTGTTGTATCAATAGATCCTGCCCGCTGTGCCTCAAACGGTCATTAACTAGGGCATCGTGGAAGTCAGAGCAGGCAGTATAAAATGACTGCCCCGATACGTCTTTCGTTTGAACACCTGCATTTTGTAAACGCTGGGCTATGGATGCCGTGGTGTACTTGTCATAACAAACCATACGTGGGTAATACATATCGGCCCATTTTTTAATACTTGCAGCTATAGCTAACTCATCTACGGCTACCTGTGAGCTGTAGGTATCTAATACAGCTACACCTATGCGCCCGTCAGGCAATAGCTGGCCCATAACAAGGCTTGCATCGCGGCGGCTAGGGCTAACGTCAAAGGCAAAAACAGTTAAAGGCCCAGGTGCCATTTTTAGATTTATGTCGCTAGCATCTTCGACACTACCGTGGGGCCACGGTGATTGTAGCGAATCTATCCATTGGCATAACGTTTCTGTCCTAAATTGCTCTGTGGTTTGTGTCGTTAACGCTTCTTGAATTGAGGCCTCGGTTACCAATATGCCTAAAGCTGGGTTTGCCATAGCCCAGGCTTTACGATCATCTAGCGCTGCAAACTGTGGGGCGCTGTACTCGTAATAGCCTAAAGTTTCTGGCGGGTGTGCCAGGCATCGCTCTCGTAGCTCGTTTAACGTCACGCTAAAAGCATCGCCTGCGTTACTGGCCAGTAGGGTTTGGGCGTTAGGCCGTGCGCGAGTCACAGGCATAGCAGCTGCAAAGGCCACCTGGTCAACTTCTCTAAGTTCATCTATAAATAAAAAATCTGCCGTAGCGCCACGGGCTGAGTCTCTAGTAGCTGCGCGCACGTCCATACGTGCCCCTGACTTTAGGACTATGGCCTCGTTGCCATTGGCGTAGCGTATGCTCTTTAGCTCTTTTCTCAGCATCGGGCTATCCTCTATAGCTTGTGCTACTTCTCTAAAGGTAGTTAATGCCATAGATCGTGCAGAGGAGATAACTACGTGGTTACGCTCGTTAAACAGAAATAGCCCAGCCAGGATACGCATACGAGCCAGGTGACTTTTACCTTGCTGTCGGCTGGTTAGCAAGAGGTTAGTCTTACGAACAAACATTTTATTTTTATCTATTGTCAACATATCCTGCATTACGTAGCGTTGCCAGGGTAAAAGCGGCAGGCCTATGTCCTCTGCTAGCTGTGCAACTTCATCGCCTCGGCTTAGACCTTTTAGTGGCTTGTTTTCTAAACGTGGTCTAACTGCCCCTCGTAAGGGCTGGCTAGCTTTGGTTGCCATCAGTTAACATCCTGCTCAGGTTGGCCAGCGCAAGGGCCTTGCTGGGTCATTACAGACGTTTTTGGGGATAAACAGTCAGA